TTTATTTTTATTTGGAATCTGTGGCAGCACCAAGACTTTTAATGACACAAACATCATTAAGCATGGCTGTCTGTACAATTCTTGATTATATTGGATTTACTAACTATACCTTTAAAAGAATTAGTGGAGAGTCAGATCCTATCATTCCATACTTCTTTGTTGCCCCAGATCAAAACGTGGCAGAAATACTAAATCAACTTGCAATAGCAACACAAACAGCAATGTTCTTTGATGAGTATAACAATTTTGTTGTAATGAGTAAAGACTATCTAATGCCAGACAGTGACGATAGAGCAATTGATTTTGTTCTTTCTGGATCTAATAATCAAACAGATACTGGCGTAGTTCAAAATGCAACATCTGGTAATTTGCCTAATATTATTTCTATCGCTTCTGAAGATAAGCGGGTATACAATGATGGCAAGATTAACTATACAATGAGATATATACAACGCTCATACGGAAGCATTAGAGAAGCAAGTATGGTTGATCGTGATAAAACATGGATTTATAAGCCAGTTCTTTTGTGGGAAGTTGCAGGAGATGAAGCAACTAAAACTATTAATGAGGTTGCTTCTAAGCAAGGCAATTATGTTTTAGGTGCAATGCCACTTAATTCTAATTTATCAGATGCTTTGCCAACCGTTGTTAATGGTGTTGTAATTAACAACACTTTGGATGTTGGAGAAAATGTATACTGGCTAACAAGATATCAAGGCTACCTGTATGCTGGCGGAGAAGTAATTAAGTATGATGCCGCAGAATTTAATATTACTGGAGTTGGTAATGTTTGGATTAGCAGTAATCAAGAATATCAAAGATATTTTTCTTCCCTTCCATTTAATGGAAAAATTTATCCAACAGGATTAATTAGAATTTTTTCTACACCATTTTATGAAACAGTTGATGGGATAGCAAGGCTACAACCAGGTCCTGTTTATGAGCATGGAAGAGGGCAATTCGGAACACCAGTAACTTCTCATACCGCTGGTGTAAGTGATTACTGGTCTAATAATGACTATGTTCGTGGTTGTGATATGCAGACACAATATTTATTTACTACAACACTAGATGAAGATGTAACAAGACCAGCCACAGTTGTTGGTGCTGCTGGTGTTAATAATACTCTTGCTCGCCAAACAACAAGAAATGGTATTATTAAAAACTTTATGGCTACTAATTATTTGACAGAAACTGCCGTAAATAATTTAAAGTCAACACAAACAGGTACAATTCAGTCTTCTGCCCTTGTTGTAAATGGTCCATCATTTAAAACAACTGAAACTCCTTTAAACTTTGTATCATATGTTTACAAAAATCTTGATGGAGCATATAAAAACTTTGGAACACGTATTCGTATTATTGGTAAAATAGAAAATAATGAAACACGTGGACAAACACCTATTGGATCTACAGCATACTATCAGGTAAATGGTGTTCAGCCAAATCAAAATGTTAGCATTGGCGGCGGCTCTGGGGGTCTTGCCGTACTGCTTAATCCAGAAACAAATAACGGCTATTATTTTGAAATTGTTGCACTAACAGAGACAAATGTAGAATCTTATTTAAAGTTAGATAAAAATGGTCAGGCTGAAAGAAATATTAACAACGTCGTGTTTTATAAAATTAAGAAAGATTCTGCAAATGATAATGCCATTCCAATTAAACTTTGGGGTGGCATAACAAATATTATTGTAGACGACGGTAGATTCACTGGTCAATACAGAATGGCTGGAGAAGATAAACCAACTGTATACGATTTGTCTGTAGAATATCAGGATATTGGAAAAACACGTAGATTTTATCTATACATAAACAATAGACTTGTAAAGATTGTAGATGATGCTGACCCATTACCAATTTACAATAATATGGCTGTCTTTGTTCGTGGGTCTTCACGGTGTATGTTTGAGCACGTTTATGCTCTTTCTGAAAACTATTCTCAAAATACAGTGTTTACTACTGGAGAAACACTATCTGCTGTATTTGGAGATAAGCAGATTGACGCAAATGAATCATTCCGTAAATATGCGATGAGCGGTATTATTCAAGGAACTTATTTAACTGGTATAAGTGCACAGCAACCACCAAAATATAATATGTATTTTGATGAGTTTGGAACAATTATGCGTGAGTGCTCATATTTTGATATTAAATATGATAAGGCATATCCAGCATTATATGCACAACTGTCACCAACTTTTAATCGCATCAAAGGATACTCAGTTTCTGGATTTCAGGCTGATTCCTACGGTGCTGAGTTTTTAATATTTAATGCTTCAGATAAGGCTTTGGTTCTTGATGAAACAAGCGGGAACTATTTAAGAATTCAGGGAGTAGCCTTTACACAAGATACTACACATGAACTTACGGTAGATGAATACTTTAGTAAAAAAAGCAACCTATCTGATCCACCATTTAGCGGAAGTGCACTTTTATACTCTCCTTTGGTAGAAAAAGCAAAGTATGATGATATTAAACTGAGTAGATTAATATACGGCAAAAATGAATTCAGCATTGATACACCATATATTCAAACACAAGATGATGCAGATGCCTTAATGGGTTGGATTATTAATAAAATTATGGTACCTAAAAAATCTGTTGGCATGAATATTTATTCTTTACCAACACTTCAACTTGGTGATATAGTTACAATTAATTATAAAAACCAAGATGGTCTTGATTTGGTAGCGCCCACAAATGATAGATTTGTAATATATAATATTGAATATTCAAGAAATAATGCAGGTCCTAACATGATGCTGTATTTGAGCGAGGTATAGAATGTTTTTTAATTTTGGTCAAATGCTTATTGATGGTGGAGATGGACCAACTCCTGTAAAACAGTCTGCAAAAACACCAGCAGTAAGTACTTCTTTTGATCCTGGAAGATTTAGGCAGGCAGAAGAAAGATCAATGCAAGAATATCAATCATATCGTTCTGGTGAAAGACAAACTAGCGTTGTAGACGAAAAAACAAAAATAGCAGAAGCAAAAGCAGCCGCCGCTGCACAAAAAGCAGCAGAGTTAGCAGCACAAAGGGCAGCACAAGATAAAGAACTTGCAGAACAAAGAGCATTGGCTAAAAAAGCACAAGATGATGCAAGAATTGCTGTTGCTGAAGCACAAGATGCTTTGCGTCGTGCAAGAGAGGCACAGGCAAAAGCACAACAAGACGAAGCAGCAAGAATAGCAGAAGAAGAATTAAGAAGGGCTGCAGAAGAAGAAAGACGTAGAAGGGCTTTGCTTGAAACAGACAATACTCCATCTAATACTACATATTTTTCTGCTCCAGATCCTATTCCGCTTACCCCCTCTACAATTGTTTCACAACCAAGCAATATCAGCCCAGTTACACAGACACCACCTCCACCCCCAGTTAAAACTGCACCAATAGATACAATTTTGTTTGATGAGGAAGCAGTTCCAATTCAAATTATGTCAGACCTTATTTTTGAAAATATAGGTGGTCAAGAGTTAATTAATGTTGCTAGAAATGATACGGTTAATGGTCAACAAATTATTTATCAGCCTATTAAAAATTTGACACAAATTCAACAAGAATATAATCCAAATAATATCCTTGCAATTCAGGCTACTTCTGATAAATACTTTAAAAACTTTGCTATCAAGTTTGAAACAAAAGTTCCAAACATAGGCGGAGGACCAGACGGTGAGCATGTCTATATAGATTTGCAAACAGGAGCACTTGTTGTAGAGGCAGTAAATATACAAGAAGATGAACAAATAGAGGTAGAAATTACCACAGGTGGTACAATATATGAGGCGGAATTATGATTACAGACACAGGAAAATCTATTATTGGTAAGTACCTTCTTGGTCAGGCACCAGCATATGCCTCCTATATTGCTATAGGTTGTGGAGCGCAGCCACTAGATACTTCTGACCCTTACGGTGACTACTCTACAAAACAAAATCTTGACTTTGAAATGTTTCGTGTTCCAATTTCTTCTAGAGGATTTGTCAATGATGCGGGTACAGAAAAACTAGTACTAACAGCAGAATTACCCACAGAAGAAAGATATGAGATTTCAGAAATAGGTTTATATTCAGCAGGATCAAATCCATCTGCTGGAGCATTTGATAGTAAAACAGTCTTTGCGTTTACACAGGGTGAAAATTGGCAATATCACACAAATGTTGCTGCAACTGTTATTCCAACGATTACTCAACCACTAGATGATCCAAATGATGATAATATTATTGCAACAACTGATAAGGTATTTCAAACAAATGCAGACAACTCTATATTTTATAAATCACCACGTCCAGAAAGATATGAGCGTTGCAGATTCTTAAATAATATTATTATGATGCGTGGAGATGATGCTGATCTTACAATTGATTTATCTACTGGAAGTGCTGAGGGGCATTTTGTTGTTGAGCCTGGATCTAATCATATTCATTTAACAGGTGCAGACGTTAACTTTACCCGCAACTCTCCAATTGATGAACTAAAACTTGCATTTTCACTTGTAAGCAAAGATGGAGATTCATCCTCTGTTCCAGACACGGTAAGACTTATGGTAGATTTTGCAGAAACGGATACGGAAAATAGTGGCGAGTTTGCAAGATTTGAAGTAGAACTAGAAAATGGAAGCGGCACTGGAGGAACATATGATTTTTCTACCAACCGTTATTTTGTAATAACAAAACAATTACAGGAACTATACCAGACACAAGGATTTACTTGGAATGCTGTAACAGTGGTTAAAATATATGCATGTGTTCTTGTTTCTGATACCCCTTCAGATGATTATTATATTGCTTTAGATGCAATGCGCCTTGAAAATATTGCTACCACAAATCCACTTTATGGTTTGACTGGATACTCAGTGGTAAAAACAACAGACGCAGAGACAATTGTAAAGTCTCCAAATACTAGTAACTATATTGAATTTAGGTTTTCCGTAGGAGTTACATAATGGCTACAGAGGAAGTTGTTAAAAAATTTAAAACTCCAAATGCTCAACTGCCACCTATTAGTGCAGAAAATCAAGGGTACTCTGTAAGATATAGAGTTATTTCATCAGATAGAAACAGAACATCTCATTGGTCACCAGTATATTTATTGCAACCTGGGTATACATTTGTTCCTGGAGATATTCAATTTAATAAAGCGGGTTCAATCGCTAGTATTGTCTGGGATGCAGTAGAAATAACAAAAGTTGAAGATGCAACTACATATTCTATTAGAAAAGCATTAGAGTATGATTTTTGGGTAAGGTGGGATCGTGGTGGTGGTGATGGAGACTGGCTATATAAAGAAAGAATAGAAACAACATCTCTTTCTTTGCCTATTCCATCAACATATACTGTTAATGGAGTTATTCAGCCATCAGCCCCAAACCGAATGAGCATTGAAATATATTTAAAAGGTGAGCCTATAGAAAGAGGCGATGGTCCAGTTGGAACACCATTTTTAAAGGTTTATTTGTTAACCAACGAAACAGTCTAATGATATAATGGAGAGATAATGGCAAAAGTACCGCTACCAGAACGAGGTCAACCACTAGATGTTACTTACATCTATCAGTTGGCTGATACTATTAATGATATTTCTACTCAGGTTTCGTCTGCAACCTATAACTATACTACTGTAGATACAACCTCTGCTGGAAAACAAAGTGTTAAAACATCAGAAGCAAGAATTATTGGCGGGTATGTAGAGGTAGCCAATAACTCTACTGTTAACGCAGGTAATGAAAAAACATTTTCGTATGACTTTCCTTCAGATTTTAAATACGCTCCAATTGCTACAGCAACAGCGCTAAACATAGGAAATACTCCTGCTGGTCAAAATGTTACAGTTATTTTAAAATCTATAACAACATCTAGAGTAGAGGGTATTGTAAGATTTGGCGCATCTGGAGATCTTTCTCTTGCTGTCAACCTAATTGTAATTGGCATTCCTAACTAAGGGGAACAGGATTAATGATTTATTGCAGACGCTGCAAGGGTAGACTATTAGTAGACAGACAATATTCTAGTCAAGCACATTTAGAGGTTTATTGTATTCGTTGTGGGTATAGGAAATTTTATCACCCGCCTGCTGATACAAAGGAGGGCTTATGGCTTTTAAACCTAGAAAACTTGAAAGCAAAAACTACAATAGCCAGCCTGTAATTACTGGTAATAAAAAAATCTGGTTTTTAAATGGTGATCTTGTAAGGTTTTATCATAGTTCAAGATCAACTGGAATGGTAACTGTTTACAATATAACTAAAGACAGATTAGAAACATGTTTCCGTGCTGACTTTAGAAAAAATAGACAAAAGGCATATACTGTAGCAGAAACTGCACGACTTGTCAATAGGCATCGTAAATATTTTCCATTATTAATTAAACGTGGAGTCATTCCACCACCAACAGGTTCAAAAGTAAATGGTGAACGTGGTTGGCAGATCAGAGCATACTACTCTGAATCGCAAGTAAAAGAGATACGTGATATACTTGCAACTATACATATGGGTAGACCAAGAAAAGATAATTTAATAACAAACAATATGACTCCTACATCGCAGGAGTTGACACGCAGAACTGGCGATGGTATACTAGTTTATACAAAAACTGAAGACGGCAGGTTTATACCTGTTTGGGGAGAGAGCATTAATTAGCCTATGAAGGAGGCAGTGGTGGAAGAACGTAATGAAACAAAAGTAAATGTAACACTTGGGTATACACTAAATCTTGGTAACTTTCAATCTTTGAGAGTAGATCTTGGTGTAGTAGACCATGTTCGTGATGGTGAAACAACTAATGATGCTATGAATCGTGTATACGATTTCGTAGAAGCAAAAGTTATCGAAAAGGTTCAAGAAGCAAAAGCAGAGATTGTAGAAGAATAATATGGCTGACCGCAAAGACCGTATGGCTTTGCTCAGTCGCTACAATAAACTTCATTTGCAGAGATATGAGCAAAAGTCTAATCTCAATTTAAATGTTGAGCAGTGGGCTGCAGATGCCCTTGTAGAATCATATGGATTAAAAGATTGCTATGACCTATTGGATTATTATTTTAAGGTAGCACAAAATCCTACATGGAATTTTTTTGCATATAACGCACAAGATATTCTAAATGGTAGAGAATCAGTAAATCAAGATATTAAAGAGCGAGAACAACGTAGAGCATTGGCTAGGAAGTGGTTAAGTGAATAATACAGAGGCTAAGTTAATTTCAGCGGTACTTGAAGATAAGCAGGTACATGTACTGCTTCAAGCCAATATAGATCCTATGCTTAAAACACATAACGATGTATGGAATTTTGTTAAAAGATATACAGAAACAAATGGAACTGTCCCACCAGTATCTTTGGTTGTAGAGAAATTCAGAGACTTTACTCCAGTTCAGGGAGTTGGGTCAACTAAACATCATTTAGAAGAGTTTCAAGCCGATTATCTAAATGATAGCCTTAAAGATATTATTCGTAATGCTGCTACAGAAGTTCAGGGTGGTCAAGGTGTAAAAGCACTAGAAGAACTTATTGCAAAAACTTCCGAATTAAAAAAGAATACATCAGTTATTCGTGATATTGATGCAACAGATATTCAATCTGCTATTGCATATTTTGAAAATGTAAAAAAGCAACAAGAACTGGGCAAGATTGGAATTAAAACAGGCTTGCCAGGGTTTGACAATTATCTTCCTTCAGGAATTATGCCAGGGCAATTGGGGATTTTCCTAGCATATCCAGGTATTGGCAAATCCTGGCTTGCTCTTTACTTTGCTGTACAGGCATGGAAACAGGGCAAGACACCAATGATTATAAGTCTCGAAATGTCTGAGACAGAAGTTCGTAATCGTGTATTTGCGATTATGGGCGAGGGGCTATGGTCACATCGTAAAATCTCTAATGGAGATATTGAAATAGACATGTTGAAGAAGTGGCATGACAGTAAAATTTCTGGCAAGCCACCATTTCATATTATTTCAAATGATAGCGGTGGAGAAATTACTCCATCTGTTATTCGTGGAAAGATTGATCAATATCGTCCAGACTTTGTTATTGTAGACTATTTGCAACTTATGTCTCCTAATCAAAAGTCTGATAACGAAACAGTAAGAATGAAGAACCTTTCTCGTGAACTAAAACTTATGTCAATTAGCGAAGAGGTTCCTATTATTGCAATTTCATCTGCAACTCCAGATGATGTTAAAGATATGTCTACTGTACCTACACTTGGTCAAACATCTTGGTCAAGACAAATTGCATACGATGCTGACTGGGTTTTAGCACTTGGTCGTGCAACCAACAGTGATATAATTGAATGTGCATTTAGAAAAAATCGTAATGGATTCATGGGAGATTTTATAGTACAGGCAGATTTTGATAAAGGATACTACAGATACAAAGACTATGAAGACCAAAAATAACGATATATATACAGGACAACAAATACACAGGGTACTAACAGGTGCAGGCATTGATATAGAGGCTGAGTACGGCACTGACTATATTATCTTTTGTCCTTACCATAACAATAATCGTACACCTGCTGGCGAGGTATCAAAAGATTCTGGATTATTCTTTTGCTTTGGTTGTCAAACAACAAAAAATCTTATTGAATTAATTATGCATATGACTAATAGATCTTATTTTGAGTCTATTAGATATATAAAAAGCAAAGAGGTTGAAACCAATCTAGAGGATGTTGTTAATAAGGCTTTGTATGCTGCTCCAGATTTTGTACAATATGATGAACTTTTAATTAAGAGGTTAAATAAGCAGGCAACTGAAAGCCCAAGGGCTGTATCATATTTTGAGGGTCGCAGAATAACAAAAGAGTCTATGGTTAAATTTGATCTTGGGTATTCTGAGAAACAGGACTCAGTTGTTGTTCCTATGCATTCTCCAGACGGTATGTGTATTGGATTTGTTGCAAGAACAGTAGAAGGTAAAGAATTTAAGAATACTCCAGGATTGCCAAAAAGCAAAATACTATTTAATTTACACAGAGTTAAATCATCAAAAGTTATTTATGTAGTTGAATCATCTTTTGATGCAATTAGATTGGATCAAGTAGGTTTACCCGCAGTTGCTACGCTGGGGGCTAATGTTTCATCAAGCCAGATGAAATTATTGGAAAAGTACTTCACTAGTGTTGTACTTGTAGCAGATAACGATGAAGCAGGCTCAATTATGGCTGACCGCCTAACTGAAAAATTAGGGTCACTAGTAACAGTAATCAAATTAGACAAACAATATAAAGACATTGGTGATATGAATGATGATGCTATTAGACAACTTGAATATCAGTTTGACAACTCCATAATTGCTATGCTAAAATAGAAAAACTTATATAAGGAGAAAACATATGACTATTGTAAAGGGACTAAAAAATATTAACGCCCTAGTCGAAAAACCAAAATACGAAAGTACAGGAACAAAAGTCCGTTGGGTCAAATTGGCAGATGGACAAGCAGCAAAGATTCGTTTTGTAAACGAACTTGACTCTGATTCAGCAAACTTCAGTGAAGATCGTGGTCTTGCTGTTGTTGTATCAGAACATACAAATCCAAAAGACTATAAGCGTAAGGCAGCATGTACTCAGGAATCTGAGGGTCGTTGCTTTGGTTGCGAAATGGCACGTAAAGAACCAAAGAGTGGCTGGAGAGCACGTCTTCGTTTCTATACAAATGTGCTAGTTGATGACGGTACAGAGGATCCATATATTGCAGTATGGTCACAGGGAATCAGCAAGCAGTCCGCATTCAACACAATTCGTGAGTATGCTCTTGAAACAGGCAGCATCTCAAATCTACAATGGAAGTTAAAGCGTAATGGTCAGGGGACTGAAACTAATTACACACTTATTCCATCAACACCTGACACTGAACCATTTAAGTGGGAAGGTCATGAATATTTCAATCTTGAAAAGGTAGTTCGTGAAGTTCCATATCCAGAGCAAGAGGCTTTTTACTTTGGATTTGATACTCCTTCAACAACTGCAACAAATATTGATTGGTAATAGATGAACTACGTTGGGCTTCATGTCCACACCCATTATTCTCTAATGGATGGTGTGGCTACTCCGCAAGAATATGTTAATAGAGCAGTTGAACTTGGTATGCAAGCAATTGCTATTACTGATCATGGAACTCTTTCGGGTCACCGTGAGATGTACCGTCTTGCAAAAGAAGCAGGGATTAAGCCCATTCTTGGCATAGAAGGCTATATGACAACAAGTATGGCTGACAAGAGAGCAAAGGCAGATCGTACTGACCCTCTTGATCAGAACTATCATCATATAGTTCTTCTAGCCAAGAACCAACAAGGATTAGAAAATCTTAATAAGATTAATGAAATTGCTTGGACTGAAGGATTTTTTAGTAAGCCAAGATTTGATTTTGAAACACTTGCAAAATATAAAGAAGGTATTATTGTTACTTCTGCCTGCCTTAGTGGCTGGATTGCAAAGGCGGTAGAGTTAGATGAACTTGCAATAGCAAAGAAACATGTAGCATGGTTTAAAGAAACATTTGGCGACGATTATTATATTGAGGTAATGCCACACAACCCTGAAAAGGTAAATAAAGGATTAATTGATTTAGCAAAGTCTATGGGTGTAAAGATTGTAGTTACACCAGACTGCCATCATTCAGATACCAGCCAAAAAGAAATACAAGAATTGATGCTTATTCTAAATACCCATGCAAAGTTGCAGAAAGATGTTACATACGAAAAGTCTAAGAAGCACAAAGATATGATGGATAGGCTTGACTATCTATATGGCGCAGATCGTCAAATGTCTTTCCGCTCTTTTGATATCCACTTGCTTTCATATGAAGAGATGAAGGCTTGTATGGCAAAGCAGGGCATAGATAATGATGAAATGTTTATAAGTACAAATGAGATTATGGATAAGGTAGAAGATTATAATATACAGTCTAGCCTTAATCTATTGCCTGTTCAATATAGAAACCCAGGAGATGAGTTAAAGAAACTTGCTCTTGAGGGACTAAAAGAACGTGGACTAGATACAAATGAAGAATATTTAAATCGTCTTGATGAAGAATTAAATATTATTGCAGAAAAGAATTTTGAGCCTTACTTTCTAGTTGTGCGTAATATGCTTAACTGGGCAAAGAAAGAGGGCATCATGGTTGGTCCAGGTCGTGGTTCATCTGCTGGCTCATTGCTTTGTTATGCAATTGGTATTACAGATATTGATCCAATTAAGCATGGACTACTATTCTTCCGATTTATTAATCCTGAGCGTAATGATTTCCCAGATATTGATTCTGATATTCAAGACACTCGTCGTGACGAAGTTAAAGATTATCTTGTTAGACAATATCGCCATGTTGCTTCTATTGCAACATTTTTAGAATTTAAAGATAAAGGCGTTGTTCGTGATGTTGCTCGTGCACTAAATATTCCTTTGCCAGATGTTAATAAGGTTCTTAAGACCGTAGATACATGGGATGATTTTTGTACATCAAGAAATGCAGAATGGTTCCGTGATAAATATCCAGAAGTAGTTGCTCTTGGAGATCAACTTCGTGGTCGTATTCGTGGTACTGGAATCCATGCTGCAGGTGTTGTTACTAGCAAGGAGCCTATTTTTAAATATGCACCACTAGAAACACGCAGCGTTACAGGATCTGATGATCGTATGCCTGTAGTGGCTGTTGATATGGAAGAGGCAGAGCGCATTG